TTTACCAGTATCCGCATTAGCTACTGTGTAGTTTGCTTGTTTTTCTTCTAGATTGAATCCAGTTACACCTGCTTCGTTGAATTTACCTTGCAGAACTGGTCCTCTAAATAGTGTTTGTGCCATGATTATATCCTCCTAGTTTTAGCGAATACTGTCTCTAGGCCGTCGACTATACTCGTCAGTATTCTAATTAATTGTATAGTGATGTAAATATACTCTTCTTTTGAGTAGAGCGCAAGAGGTTCTGTAGTGAAAGTGATCTTTCTGAAATGTAGCTTTTTATTAAGTAGCTACTGAAACTTCTGGGGCAGCATCATTAACTCTATTTTGCATTTGCTCTTTTTGAGCTTCTGCTAATTTAATATGGCTAATTACTTCTCTGACTTTTCTGTCAATCTTAACCATATCTAGGGTATATTTACCCGACGCTAGGTGCTCCTGTTCCCAGTTCAACTCCAAGGACCTTTTTTGATTGTAAAGGTCGTTCAAGTGTGCTTGCATCCTTAACCTCCTCATAGGTTATTATTTTACGTCTTTTGTCGTAAAATCCTGTTTCGTCCCATTTTATATCAGAATCTCCCAATCTGTCAACTATTGATTTTTCTATTGATTCTGTTGTGTCTTCTGCCTGGACTTTGAATTGTGTAAAATATCCGTATGCAATTATTCTTATATTGAAGTTTTTCATTATACCTTTTGTCTATTGTAAATGAGGCGGTTTTAAGGCCGCCTCATTAATTTAATTAAGATTACGCTCCTGGTGAGCCGAAAATACCTCTAGGGTCAGAAAAGCCGAAGCTGTATCTTTCTCTAGCTTTGTATCTTACGTTACCAGTATCGAAGTCACCTTCCATAGCTGTCTTAATTGGTGCTCTAACAAACATTTTCATGCCGTTAGGTACATCTGTCTTGATAAAGAACGCATCAGTGTCAGTTAGGTAATTGTTAACCACATAACCTTGTGGAACCATTCCCATAGATGCTAATGCATTGATATCATTGTCAGCTGTTCCAACTCTACCTTGAGATTTCATCAATCTCTCAGCAGTGAATTGAAGCGCAGAAGGAATAATCATTTTCATTCCTTTAGCCGCAATTTTAAGACCTCTTTCGTCAGTCATTGCAGCGATGTCTATCATAGACTGCTCCAATGATGTTTCGTTCAAATCAGCAGAAGTTGCTAATTCGTTCGAGAAAGATCCCGCTACCGTCGGGTGGTCATCAGCACATAATGCTTTTCCGTCGCCACCTTTGTTGTTAGCGTTGAATGCATTGTTTAGAACGTTTGCCGCTTTCACTTGTTTAGTGTTGGACATAGATCTAGCTAATGCTTTTGTATATCTAGACGCAAGTCTGTCATACAAGTTATCTTCAACTGCTTCTTCAGTGATTGCGAAAGCAAGTGCTATTGTTTCATGAGTGTATCTAGCTGTGAAAGTTTCTTGTGCATCGTCGAATGATACGCCTTGACCTTCTGCTTTAACCTGTGCGTTTCCGAATCCAGATAACATAACTTCTTCTTCAAAAGCTCTGTCTGAATTTTCTGTATCAAAGATTTCAGCGTGCTGATTCTCATATCTTTTATACTCCAGGCCAAATAAAGCATTTAAACCTGGTTCTAGTTCTTTAACTAGTTGTGATCGTGATATTGCCATAGTTTATCCTCCTTATATTCCTGTTGCCAAACTACCAACTAGGTACTGGTGTAAGTTGACTTTTACAACTAACGAACAGTGTGCTGATGTTTGTTCTGAGTTTTCAGGGTCTTCCGCTACTCTAACAACTCTTAATTGTTTAGCAGACGTTGCTGCTGAACCAATGTTAAGTGTTTCAGAAGATCTCCCGTTTGTACTGTCACCAGCTGATCCAGATGTTGCATAAGTCAAACCAATTTTAGATTGTCTTAATGCCACTGTTCCACCTAGTGTTGCGTTTGATGCAATGATGTACTCCTGAAAAGGATCATCATTGACAAATGCTGTGACGTCTTCGCTATTCGCTGGAGTTATTCCACCTGCATAGAAATTAGCAAAAGTTGGTTTTAAAGATGTTGCATCTGTGTAGAATACACCATTTAAAACTCCAACCATAGCCGTTCCTGCAGAAGCTGTTACGATATAACCACCTGTTGTAGCACTTATATCAACTTTTACTGGTTCTCCATTGAAGATAGCGTTAGCTTCACCTGCATCGATTTGATATTTAGACTGACCTTGAATAGCAGGTGTATTTCCTACTCTCATAGCTGGTCTTAAACCAAATCCTTGTGTGTTTTTATTTGCCATAGTTTATCTCCTTTTGTTCACGACACATGCCGTGAACGGCTGTTTATTATTTCAGTGATTTTAGAAATCGTTAAAAGATTAACTTTTCTTAGTACCACCGAAGGTTACACGAGTCTGCCTTTCACTATCGATAGGCATACTTGGATGCTGTTCCTTTAGAAGATCGTTGTTTACTGCTTCGTCTCTAGCTTCAGTTTGCTTATTGAAGTAGTCTTCACGAGCTTTTGCGATCTCTTCTGGTATCCTAGCCAGCAATAGGCCGCCAACCCCTATGACTCCTGCATATTTACCGTCTTTGACAGTTGGATAGTCAGTTCCTGGATATTGGTCTGCTCTCACGAGTTCCCATCCGGATCTGATCTTGCCTGACATGTTTTGACTATCGTCAAAACCCATTGTCTCAGCTCTTATCCATCTGTGCCTAAAACCGTCTGGCGCAGGTGGTGCATCTAAAGATGACGGGGGAGTCCAAGTAGTAGGTCTTTTAACCTTATCTCTTGTCTGACTCGCGCGATGAGTTTTTATGTTTTCGTTTTTCATGTTACGCCTCCTTCGCGATTAATTGTTTTGCGTACTCTTCAAGTGGCACACCTAATCTTTTAGCGATTGCCGTTTGTGATGGTGTGAGTTTCACAGTTTTTCTGCGACCTGTAACGCTTGGTCGTTTAGCTGATGCTACATTCTGAGTTGGTTTAACAACTTTTTCTGTAGAACCATCCATCTTATCAAATTTATTTGGAAATTCAACCCTCATTCTTTTGTCTATTTCCGTATAATATTCGTCAGATGAAGGGTCGAAACCTTCCTTCTCTACGAGTGTTTTATGCATGTCAAATGCAGTATAAGTCATTGCAGAATCATTACCAAACCAGCTATTTTTAGCTGCCCAAGACTCAGCTTTAGGATCAGTTCTAACAGGTTGTGTAGTCTGTTGAGGATTTACATTAACTTGTTTTTCCTGTTTTGGTTCTTGTTCTTTCAATGTTTTAAGAGAAGCTAATCTAACTGCATCTGCATTTAGACTTGCCATTTGTTCTTGAGCTTTAACTTGAGCATCAACATCTCCTGCTTCAATTGCACTTCTCAATGCAACTCTTGCAGCTTCCATGTTAGTTTTTACTCTAGATTCAAACTCAGAAACATAAGACTTATCAAGCTTAGAAAATTTAGATTGCAATGAATCTCTTTCTTCTTTAGCTACTTTTGCATATTGTATTGCTTCTTCTTTTTGTCTTTCTGCTTCACGCATTTTACGAGTTAGTTTAGCAATACGTTTTTGAACGCCTTCGCTATATTTTTCTAACTCTTCTTTTTTCTCTTCTTCTTTTGTTTCTTCTTTGACCTCAGGTTCAACAGGAGTTTCTTCTACCTGTTCAACTGTGATCTCTTCCTTCTCAGCGGATGTTTGCTCTTCCGGTTTTTTATCCAGATCAACAATGGCACCTTCTTCTTCGCCTACGTCAACCATGGGTTCTTTTTTCTTTTCTTCTTCTGGCATAGTTCCTTCCTATGTTAAATGTAATGAAGAATTGATTCAGGATCTTTAACAGTCCCTAACACTTCATCATCGTTTAGTATTCGCACCTCTCCACCTTCTATTGGTAATCTTGAACCCGCATAGCGAGCAAAAATTACCCAATCTCCTAATTTGCACCAAGGTTCATTAAATTTATCTTTGTCCTTGTATGCAAGATCACCCATCTTTAAAACATAACCACAATTTGTAGCTATTCTTGCTTTATCTAAAGATTCTTGGGCGTAAATAATTCCTCCTTTAGTTTTTTCTTTTGGTGTAAAAGGTAAAACTAAAAGTCTGTATCCTGTTGGATTTGGTAATTGATCTTTTTGACTTTCAACGTCTTCTGGGTCAAGTCTTTTAACTTCTGATTCTTCTTTTTTGTATTTATCTAATAATGCTGGTTTACTTTTTTGGATCTCGTCCTGAGATGTCGATGATTGTTCCTTGCTCATTTTTTTGCTCCTTTTCATTTAGCAGGTTAGAGATTTCCTGTAATGCCATTTGCGTGGCATGCGCTTGTCCTAGTAAATACTTGTATTTTTCCATATTGTCAACCCCATCCATCAAAGTATCTCCAATAGTTTGAAGTGACTTATGTAAATTTGTTCTTAACGTTTGTATTAACTCAAAACTGTCCATTCTCTTCTCTCTCTTTTTTTATTTCCTTTTGTTTATTGTATCACCTAATTTTTTTAAAACTTCGTCTGTTTTATCAAAAGTTTTATTTAATTTATCTTTAGCTGCTTTGTATTTTTGATCTATTTCAAATTTTTCAAAACTATCTTTTGCTTTTTTCGCTGTGGCTTTTACTTGTTTTACAGTTTTTGCACCCGCTACCTTAGCAAGTGGCTTAAGTACTTTGTAAACATTGTAATAATTAGACATTATGCTTTAGCTGTTTTAGCTGATCTTTTTAAAGCTGCTTCTGTAACAGTGGTATTTTTTTTAGATTTACTAGTACCTCTTTTTTTGGCTCTATTCATGTAATAGTAAAGACCTTTTTTAACTGTTCTACCATCTTTAGTCTTGTGGTAGCCTTTTTTTACAGATTTACCTTTTTTGTATCCTGCTCTCATCATTCCTCCATCTTTTTTAAAACCCATTTTGTTTCTTACTTCTGTAGGTAGGTTGGGTAAACCTTTGTTACCTGCAGGTATGTCTTTAAGTGGACCTCCACCCATAAATCTTCGTCTCATTATTTTTTGCCTCCGTTTCTAAATATCTGTGTGCCCTTTATACCAAAAATACTCGCAACTACAAGTATCCATAAGTTCGTAAACCAACTTGGTAGTGTAGAAAAATAATCAAAAAACAATTTTACTTTGTCCATAGCTTCCGGATCATCACTTATGACTGCCCAAGCGAGCACTACAATCGGAGCACTTAAAATTACCAACACAAATTCGTCTTTCCAGTCGTTTTGACGGGCTTCTAAAAGTTTGCCCTGGTAAGCTTCTTTTCCTTCGGCCATTTTTTGCGCATGCATGTGTTGTGCATCCGCCATAGCCATCTTAGTTTGTTGACGTTTCTTGTATATATGGCTTCCAGCTTGGAGAGCCATCTTTGCTAAGCTGAACCAAGCCATAATTAGAATAGTTTTGCGTTTCTTTTCTTTTCAGCTAACATTCCTCTTTGACCTTTAACAGGAAATGTTTGTGTTTCAGCAGGATTAGTAGCTTCAATCACAACACCACCAGTTTTAAAACCATCTTTGTTCAAAAACTGACTATGTTCGACTGCTACTTTGCCTTTTTCTTTTGCTTTTTTCATATTTTCTCCTTAATTTGTTATATACTAGTTTTTTGCGCCTTTGTCAGCCCCATTTTTTGCTGCATTAGACATAATTTGTTTAGTTAGCGATGTTTCAGCTCTTAATTCAGCTAAATCTTCGTTTTGTTCCATCTTATCTTCAGCAATTTCTTTTGCTTGCATTAATTTAGATGTATCTATATCAATTCTTGACTCATCATACTTACGTTTTCTTTCATTTTCCATTGCTCTTAAGTCAACTTCTCTAGATTTTAGTTTTAATAGAGGGTCTCCGTCCATTTGAGAAGTAATTTTGTTTTCTTCCTTAGTGTATTCAGCAGTCATCTCAGCAATTAAGATAGCTTTTCTTGCTTCTATCTTCTGATTTATAGCTTGTATCTGTTGTAGTATCTGTGGATTCTGTGCTGCCATCTGTGTCATCTGTTGTACTTGCATCATTTCTTGTGCAAATTCCATTTGTACTTGTTCTTGTGCCATTAAAGTTATGTGTTCAAGTATATTTTTTTGTATTGCAGCCATCATTGTTGGATTATTTCTAACCATATTTAAACCCATAAACGCTAAGTGAGAATCAATGTGTGCTTGATGATCTTGACCAGGAAATGCTTGGAATGGTTTCATACCCATTGCCATAATATGTTCCATACTTGGATCAACTGGTTGTGGTTGCATTGGTGGTGGTAAAATTCCATTTATATTTTTTACACCGATAGCTTCATACATAGATCTATATGCTTGATACATATTGTGCATAGTTGGATTTGATGTAGCTAATTGTAATTGTGTTTGAGCCATAGATATTCTTTGTGTCTGTGAAAATATATTTGGATCTGCAACAGGTAAAATATCTACTCTGTCATCAAAATCTTGTACCTTAACTGTTTTTGCTCCACCAGCAACATCATAAGGATACTCAGGTGGTAAGTAAGTTTTAAATACATCAGCTAATAATTTAAATTCTTGTTTTAAACCTACGTATAATCTTTTGTGAATAGCAGACATTGTTCTGCTTCCTCTTTCAAGTAATGCAACTGTTGTACCTACTGCAGCTCTTTGGTTTCCATCACCCACTTGCATATCAGCAATAGCAGCAAATCTTTGTCCTGCTCCTACAACTGTACCTAATAATTGTAAAAGGACCGCTGATGGTTCTTTGTATGGTAAAGTCATAAACTGATCTCTGATGTTTCCACCAGGAGCATCTACATCTCTAAACTCACCAGGTTGTAATGGTTGTGCATCGTCTCTTACTCTTATACCTCTTGATTTAAAACCAGCTGGCAGATTAGATAGCGTTCCCGCATCTAAGAGCTGTCTTAAAGCTGTGGTCGCTGTTCTTGACAGTCCACCTATCATGTGGATAAGACCAAAACCATAAAAACCTGTGCCAGGTAAAAATTTAAATTGCACAAAGTAATTTATTTTGTTTTTTCTTGCATCACCTTCTTGGTAGTTTCTTCTAATAGATAAAACTTTTCTAGAACCTTCTTCTATAGTTACAACATAAGGAAGTTTAATTCCTGTAGTCTCACCATCTTTCATATCTTCAAAACCCTCTAGATCTACGTTAACATGACACTCAATTATTGTGTACACATCATCTTGTTTTAATTGTTTAACACCTTCTAGCTCTTGTTCTTTTTTAGTTATTTCATCATTTTGCATATTAGGCGGTGTTAAATCTACATCTCTATAAAAACCTGATACTTGTTGTTTTCTCAAATCATTCTTAGACATTTTAATAATATGCATTACTGCTTCTGCATCATCTAAACTTGTAGCTGAGTAGGGTACTACCAAATCGTCGGCAGGTATAAATTTAGATACCGCCCTACCCAAAAGGTCATCGTAATAGACCTTTTTAAAAGTCGACCCACTTAGAGGGAGGTAAAATAACATTTGGTCGAACTCCGGCTCATATTCCTTCATCTGGTCCATGATTTGGTAATTCATAAAATCTTTTACACGATTAGATTGATCTTGTTTTTGTGGTGTTTGTAATCCTAAAATTTGTGTTCTTACCGGACCATCAGCTGGTAATAATTCTTTGTAAGCTTGTGCTTGAAATTGTGTAACTGCTTCTGCAAGAACTGGATGAGTAACACCAGCAGCACCTTTAAAAGGTTCTGTTCTTTGTGTGTATTTAAATCCTAAAAGATCTAAACCATTTCTATATGTGCTTTCCCAATCTTTTCTTGATGCTTTGTAATCTATATAATCATTCATTAGATTAGCTCCTAATGGATCTAAAATTGTATCATCTAAAAGATCTGCTAAATTTTGAAAATGTGTTTCTGATGCTTGTGGAATAATTGCATTAGGGTCAAAAGATACCTCAGCACCACCATCTAAAGTTTCTGTAACTTCAATGTCTTTTTGTGGTTCTACTGGAGTAGTTGTATCTACCTCAATTGTTTTTTGATCTTCAACCGTAACTTCTGGTTGATTTGGTAATGATTTATCTATCTCTGCCATTATTTCTCCCTAGGGTTATGTACCATAATATCTAAGATAATCCAAGCCTTGTGGTTGGGGTCCTTTTTCAGGTGGTATTGCATTTGGTTTTCTAATACCAGTTATTCCTCCACCTGCAAAATAAGAAATTTCGGGTATCTCTTGATCTTCATCAGATTCAAATAAACTACTAATATACTTAGGACCATCAAAAGCAAGAGCTTTTTGAATTCCTTCTGGTAATTTTTCTTGTAAAAACTCTTCACCTTTTTGAAATCTTTCTCTACTTTTAGCTGCAGACTCTAATGGATTTCTTGCCATTTCAAGTACAGAAAGAGGTATATTTACAGCTCTTCCTATATAAGGATCTTTTAAGAAATAAGAACCAGCACTTGCTAATGATTCAGCAACAGGCGCACCTGATGCCATCATCAAAGCAAAATCTGCAGGAGCAAGAGCAATAGAACTACCCGGAATTTTACCAGCTGCTGCTTTAATTGCAGGTTTTGATTTCATGTAATCATCTTGTATTCCCTTAAAAAATAAAGCTTGAGGTTTTACACCTGTTTGCTTTGATTTAGCAATTGTATCTGAAATTGTTTGTTTTGTTTTTTCTATATCTTCAGGTTTAGTTAATGTTTCCGTATATCTTTTACCTGGAACAATCATAGTGAAATTATCTTTGTTAAAAACATTCACCATATTTTTTTTAACTTTGTCAGGGTATTTATTAAAATTTGGATCTGCTTTATCTGGTGAAACTCCATACTCACCAAACTTAGCAAATAAAAGTTTAGGTCCAGGATCGTTTGGATTTCTTTCTTTTAAAAATTGTTGTTCGTAATTATCAGATTTAGAATTGTATTCTTGCATGGCATTTTTCTTTTCAATATCTGTTGATTCAGGATCTGCTAAAATTTCTAAAGTATGATATCTTGCATTATCTAAATGTATCATTTTAGTGTTAATGTCTGATCTAACAACTTGAAAAGGTTCTGCTGCATAACTTACTCCTTTATCCGCAGACATTAGTCCACCAGGTTCATGCATGTGATAAGCAGATGTTGTTTTTTTTCCAAAAGGACCTTTGAAAGCTTGTTTAACTCTAGGAAATTTATCTTGTAAAAAACCTGACAATTTTTTTCTCATTGCAGAAATAGATGGCGTTCCTTCTTTAATACCTATTCCTAAATCTTTTTCCATTTTTTTAATTGCATTTAGTCTTACTCTTGTTCTTTTCCAAGCTCCAAATTTATCAGAGTTGTCTGTTATAGATTTAATTATAGCTTTTTTGTTTTCAGGAGAAGGATCTAAACCTGGTCTTAAAATAGTTCCATCCTGTGCTCGTTCTGGAACCATTAAAAACGCTCTGTAGTTAGCTACTGCATTAGACGCAGCTCTTTTATCTTTAGTTGTAAGACGAGTATATTTATTAGGATTAACACCTTTAATAACTCTAGCTACATACTCAAGGGTAGGGTTTGTTTGAGTTTTAAAAACTTCTTGTACTTTAAGCATGTCTACATTTGCTTTACTATTTGGATCACTTAATTTAGTTACAGACTGTCTTATTCCTTTTTCAAGTAAATTTTTAGCTTTTACTTCAGGATTAGTAAATGGTTTTTCGCCTGATAATCTAATGGCTCTTCTAATATTTAATTCGTGAGATCTATCTGTTCCTTTTAAATCTTTAGGAAAATTTTCACCTAAAGTTGTTTTTACTTCTGCAGCAATTACTCGATAATCTTTTGGTTTTCCAGCTGCCATCGCTTCTTTGTGTATTTTAATTGCTAGATCATTTACAATTTTAGCTGATTTAGCTTTAGGGCCTTTTACATTTTCTTTAAAATTAATTATCTCTGCTTCTTGAGACAAATTTTTTATAGGTCCATCAGAAACTTTGTAAAGTTCTTTAATGTCTTTCATTCCTTGAACTTTTCCTCTTACATTAATAGCAGGAAAATATTTTTTAATACCAACTGTTTCTCCTTTTGCAGCTTTTGCTTCACTTCTTGCTGACCTCCAAGATTCTTTAGAGTAACCTAATTCTTTTCTTAACTCTTCACCAGTTACGTAACCTTGATCTTTATAAAATTTTAAAGGTTTAATTTCATCAAGATTGGTTGTAATCCTATCTCTTTCAGTTGTAGGAGTTATTCCATGATATTTTCTAACTGTTGATGCTTGTTGGTTTGTTAATTGATTATAATTTTTTCCATGAATAGTTTGTGAAATTTTATTTAATTCTGGCATTACAGCTTCAAGTTCTGCTTTAGTGTATTTTTGAGAATAACTTCCTGGTCCATCAACCAAGCCACGTTTCGGTGTTGCTATACCACCATAAGCTAAACCTAACATCTGTTTAACTTCATCAGGGTTCTCTAATCCAGGTGCAGCTTTCTCAAAGTTTTCTCTTTTTAATCTTTCTACTTCTTCTGGTGGTTTTCTTTTAGGTTTAATAAAACCACGGTCCGCGCTTAGTTTTTTATCTAGTATAGCTTCAAACATTATTTCTTCTTGAACATTGTAGCGAGGCCACCGGATTTTTTATTAATAGTTTTGCCTCCAACTTCTTCTAAAATTTCTTCAGCAATATCATCAGAAACTTCCGCTGCATCATCAAAGACTCCATCTACGTTTGCAATTTCTTTTCCTTCGATATACTCGTCTTTTGTTTTTATTGTTTTGCCTTTTTTAGTTCTTACGTACTCACCTGGTTTTAATTCCATTGAAGTTCTATCTTCAATAGTATCAAAAGTTTCATCTCCATATTTACCCATGCCAGGTTTATCTCTTATGATTCTTTTTTCACCTGTAGCAAGATTTTCATACAGTTCATATGTGTTTCCTTTTTTATCTGTATATTTAGTAACTTCTTGTAGATCTTCGTATTTATTTTTAGGGTTTGGTTGTCCAAATCTTTTTATCTTATCAACCAACATTAAAAATTTATCTTTACCAATTTTAAACCCTTCTTCAACAACAGGAGCAGCTTTTTCTGCAACCTTAGTAGCAGGACCTATAAATTTACCTAAGATAGGTAATGATGCTAGACCACCCATTAATTTTAAAAAGGTTCTTCTAGTTATGCCTTTACCTTTTTTAAAACCAACTCTACCACCTTTATTAAATAAACCAGGTATCTGTTGAATCATATCCATGATACCCATTGTATTAAAAGTTGATAGGTAAGGGTGATTAGTATTATAAAATAAATTTTCAAACATACTGTTTGATGATGGAGGATGTCCTACGCCTCCTCCTTTTAAACCAACTCTACCACCTTTTGCTGCTTCAAATTCTTCACTTTTATTTGTTGCATCATACGATTTTTGCAAACCTGGTCTAACTGGCTCTGCTCCTTTTGATGGACCTTCAACTTCATCGTTATCCTCGTTAAGAAAAGTATTATATTCAGGATAGTAAGTTGTTCCATCGCTATATAGTATTG